TCGGACGGTCACACATCAATTAGTAAGACGCCAAAAGTAACAGGCAAAGGACAACAATACTTTGTTAATAAGTTTTTAGGAGAAAAATAAAAATCTTAATAGGAGGAATTATCAATGAACACACTATACAAAACAACCCTCCTCATCACAATGGCAGTTGTGACGTGGAAGGTTGTAAAGATTGAGAAAAACACAAGATTTAAACTTAGAAATTTTGATTATCCAAAAATTAATAATGCTCAGAGCAAATCATTGTTGGATATTGCTAGTCACGATCTAAAAGATATTTAACTGTATTCAAAATTTTCATATCTTGTTGAGCTTTTAAGCTTTCGTATAAAGCTATTGAATAAATAATTTCGTAAGATACGTTTTCAGGAGCATCTTCTTTCAACTTATTTATTCTATCTCTAAAAAAGTCACTGTCACCACCGAATTCTTTTTCGGCTTGATTACTAAGTTCACCAAAGAAATTTTGAAAATCATTAAATTCCATACTTATCACCTCCTTTCACTAGGAGATAACTAAATTATACACAACACAAAAATAAAAAGGAGGAATAGATATGATAAAAAATAGTTTGCAAGCTAAAGAACTTGCAGTAATTTTATCTGTTTCTAAATCCAAAGCAGGACAAATAATAAGAGAACTGAATAAAGAGCTTGAAGACGAAGGTTACATTGCGATTCGAGGCAGAATACCAGTCCAATTAGCTAGAGAAAAATTCCCTTATCATGGCTTGTCAGACGAGAGAATAATGGAGGCGTTGAAAAAAGAAAATGAGTAACATTTATAAAAGCTATCTATTAGCAGTATTATGCTTCACAGTCTTAGCGATTGTACTCATGCCGTTTCTATACTTCACTACAGCGTGGTCAATTGCGGGATTCGCAAGTATCGCAACATTCATATTTTATAAAGAATACTTTTATGAAGAATAAAAAAACTGCTACTTGCGCCAACAAGTAACAGTATCAAACAAAACACTTAAGAAAAAATTCATGTTCAATATAAAACGAAAAACGGAGGAAGTCAAGATGTATTACGAAATAGGCGAAATCATACGCAAAAATATTCATGTTAACGGATTCGATTTTAAGCTATTCATTTTAAAAGGTCATATGGGCATATCAATACAAGTTAAAGATATGAACAACGTACCAATTAAACATGCTTATGTCGTAGATGAGAATGACTTAGATATGGCATCAGACTTATTCAACCAAGCAATAGATGAATGGATTGAAGAGAACACAGACGAACAGGACAGACTAATTAACTTAGTCATGAGATGGTAGGAGGTCGCTATGAATCAGACTGTAACTTATATCATCCGTCATAGGGATATGCCAATTTATATAACTAACAAACCAACTGATAACAATTCAGATGTTAGTTACTCCACAAATAGAAATAGAGCTAGGGAGTTTAACGGTATGGAAGAAGCGAGTATCAATATGGATTATCACAAAGCAATCAAGAAAACAGTGACAGAAACTATTGAGTACGAGGAGGTAGAACATGACTGAACAAACATTATTTGAACAGTTGAACAGTAAAAACGTGAATGATCATACAGAACAAAAAAATGGATTAACTTATCTAGCATGGTCATATGCACACCAAGAGCTGAAAAAGATTGACCCAAACTACACAGTAAAAGTACACGAGTTTCCACATCCAGATATTAACACAGAAAATTATTTTGTACCTTATTTGGCTACACCAGAAGGCTATTTTGTACAGGTATCTGTGACTGTGAAAGATAGTACAGAGACTGAGTGGCTTCCAGTATTGGACTTTAGAAATAAATCGCTTGCTAAAGGTAGTGCAACAACTTTCGATATTAACAAAGCGCAAAAACGATGTTTTGTAAAAGCTTCGGCTTTACACGGTTTAGGCTTATATATCTACAACGGCGAGGAACTACCAAGTGCAAGTGACAACGATATTACAGAATTAGAAGAGCGTATCAATCAGTTCGTGAACTTATCTCAAGAAAAAGGGCGAGATGCAACTATCGATAAAACGATGAGATGGCTAAAAATATCTAACATTAATAAATTAAGTCAAAAACAAATCGCAGAAGCACACCAAAAATTAGATGCGGGATTAAAACAATTGGATAGTGAGGAGAAACAATAATGTTAAACAGAACAGTATTAGTAGGACGCTTAACAAAAGATCCAGAATATAGAACAACGCCAAATGGTGTGAGTGTTACCACTTTCACTATCGCAGTTAACAGAACATTTACTAACGCTCAAGGAGAACGTGAGGCAGACTTTATTAACTGTGTAACTTTTAGAAAACAAGCAGAAAATGCAAATAATTATTTATCCAAAGGGTCATTGGCTGGCGTTGATGGACGTTTACAATCACGCAGTTATGAAAACAAAGACGGGCAACGTGTGTTTGTTACAGAAGTAGCAGCGGACAGTGTTCAATTCTTAGAACCGAAGAATAGCAACCAACAACCAAACAACAATTATCATCAACAAAGACAAACTCAAACTGGTAATAATCCTTTTGATAATACCACTGCGATTACTGATGATGACTTACCGTTCTGATTGGAATGATTAGATGCCAATAATTACTAGTTATATCACTCAAGATGACGGTACAACAACAGTTGTCATCTCGGGTGTTGAATTAGGCAATAAAGAAACATTACTACTTGATAACGGATTTGATGTGGAAGTCGATGTAAGCGTCATAGATCCGTTTCAAATTACCGGCAAGCAACGACGAAAAATATTCGCGCTTGTCAAAGACATAGAAGAATATACAGGTCAACCAATGGACTATATGCGACATATGTTCATCGAGTATGTAAGGACTTACTACGGCTATGATGAACGTATTTCACTAAGTAATTGTACGAGAACACAAGCAAGTCAAATCATTGAAGCAACGCTTGACTGGACGTTCTACAATGACATACCACTTAGCTACAAAACAAGCGACTTGCTGAAACAAGATAAATCGTTCTTATACTGGTCAACTGTCAACCGCAACTGTGTAATATGCGGAAAGCCTCACGCAGACCTGGCACATTATGAAGCAGTCGGCAGAGGCATGAACAGAAACAAAATGAACCACTATGACAAACATGTATTAGCGTTATGTCGCGAACATCACAACGAGCAACATGCGATTGGCGTTAAGTCGTTTGATGATAAATATCACTTGCATGACTCATGGCTAAAAGTTGATGAGAGGCTCAACAAAATGCTGAAAGGAGGAGAATAATGGTTAAATCGATATTTTTACAAGATGGAGAAGAAATTTTTGTTGATGATGAAGATTATGAGAGGGTTAATCAATATATTTGGACAAAATCTTATGTAGATAACGTTAGAAGAATTCACACAAATCCACTCAACGTTAGCTTAAGTGGATTTGTATTAGAAAATGGTTTTCAAAAAATAAAAAATAATGATTTTACCAAAAACAACATCACTTCAATTGGTTATCAACAACGATGGGCAAGGCCTACAAGAAATACTTCGAGTATCTATAAAGGTGTTTATTTAAATCGAAAAACAAAAAAATGGTCTGCTGTAATAAAAATTGATAGCAAATCTAAATATTTAGGTAGTTTTGTTGATGAATGGGAGGCAGCTAAAGCATACAACAGCGCAGTAGATAAATATTGGGACGGACAAGGTTATAAGAATCATAAAAATCAAAATGACTCTATATTTGAATATGAATACAAAACTTACAAAGACCAAAAACGTCGTAGAAGAGGAAAAAGTAAGTTCAAAGGAGTCTATTTAACTCAAAGTGGTTATGTAGCGCAAATAACTTATAAAAGAAAGACATATCATATTGGATGGTCAAAAAATATTTATGAGACTGCTCTCATGTTTAATAAAATTAATTTTTATTTACATGGTTCAGACGTAATCCTTAATGACGTACCTATGACAGATGAACTTAAAGAATTCATAAATAACTGGGAAGTACCGGACAAAATAAAAGCACTGAAAGAAGGTGCTGAGAATGACTGAACAACCAAGTTACTACTCAATAATAACGGCAAATGTCAGATATGATAATCGACTTACTGATAGTGAAAAATTACTTTTTGCAGAAATAACGTCTTTAAGTAATAAGTATGGATACTGCACAGCAAGTAATGGTTACTTTGCAACTTTATACAACGTCGTTAAAGAAACTATATCTCGTAGAATTTCGAACCTTATCAAATTTGGTTATCTAAAAATCGAAATTATCAAAGAAGGTAATGAAGTTAAACAAAGGAAGATGTACCCCTTGACGCAATCGTCAATGCCTATTGACGCAAAAATCAATACCCCTATTGATAATTCTGTCAATACCCCTATTGACGCAAATGTCAAAGAGAATAATACAAGTATTAATAATACAAGTAATAACAATATAAATAGAATAGATATATTGTCGGGCAACCCGACAGCATCTTCTATACCCTATAAAGAAATTATCGATTACTTAAACAAAAAAGCGGGCAAGCATTTTAAACACAATACAGCTAAAACAAAAGATTTTATTAAAGCAAGATGGAATCAAGATTTTAGGTTGGAGGATTTTAAAAAGGTGATTGATATCAAAACAGCTGAGTGGCTAAACACGGATAGCGATAAATACCTTAGACCAGAAACACTTTTTGGTAATAAATTTGAGGGATACCTCAATCAAAAAGCAGAACCAACTGGCATAGATCAATTGGAACGTATGAAGTACGACGAAAGTTATTGGGATTAGGGGGGGATATTATGAAACCACTATTCAGTGAAAAGATAAACGAAAGTTTGAAAAAATATCAACCTACTCATGTCGAAAAAGGATTGAAATGTGAGAGATGTGGAAGTGAATACGACTTATATAAGTTCGCTCCTACTAAAAAACACCCGGATGGTTACGAGTATAAAGACGGTTGCAAATGTGAAATCTATGAGGAATATAAGCGAAACAAGCAACGGAAGATAAACAACATATTCAATCAATCAAACGTTAATCCGTCTTTAAGAGATGCAACAGTAAACAACTACAAGCCACAAAATGAAAAACAAGTACACGCTAAACAATCAGCAATAGAGTATGTACAGGGTTTCTCTACAAAAGAACCAAAATCATTAATATTTCAAGGTTCATATGGAACTGGTAAAAGCCACCTAGCATACGCTATCGCAAAAGCAGTTAAAGCTAAAGGGCATACAGTTGCTTTTATGCATATACCAATGTTGATGGATCGTATCAAAGCGACATACAACAAAAATGCAGTAGAGACTACAGACGAACTAGTCAAATTACTTAGTGAGATTGATTTACTTGTACTAGATGATATGGGTGTAGAAAACACAGAACACACTATAAATAAACTTTTCAGCATTGTTGATAACAGAGTAGGTAAAAACAACATCTTTACAACTAACTTTAGTGATAAAGAACTAAATCAAAATATGAACTGGCAACGTATAAATTCGAGAATGAAAAAAAGAGCAAGAAAAGTAAGAGTAATCGGAGACGATTTCAGGGAGCGAGATGCGTGGTAATCACAAAACAAAATATAAAAGAAATATTACATTGTAGAGATGTATATGCTCAAAAGATGATTGATTTTGCAAACGGAGACCAAGAGAAACTTAAAAAACTTATTGATGATAAGTTGAAAGAAAAAGAAGAAAGACCCGCAATCGTCGAATATTAAGGAGTGTTAAAAATGCCGAAAGAAAAATATTACTTATACCGAGAAGATGGCACGGAAGATATTAAGGTCATCAAGTATAAAGACAACGTAAATGAAGTTTATTCGCTCACAGGAGCCCATTTCAGCGACGAAAAGAAAATTATGACTGATAGTGACCTGAAACGCTTCAAAGGCGCTCACGGGCTTTTATATGAGCAAGAACTAGGATTACAAGCAACGATATTTGATATTTAGAGGTGGCACAATGAGTAAATACAACGCTAAGAAAGTTGAGTACAAAGGAATTGTATTTGATAGCAAAGTAGAGTGTGAATATTACCAATATTTAGAAAGTAATATGAGTGACACTAATTATGATCATATAGAAATACAACCGAAATTTGAATTACAACCTAAATTCGGGAAACAAAGACCGATTACGTATATAGCCGATTTCTCTTTGTGGAAGGAAGGGAAACTGGTTGAAGTTATAGACGTTAAAGGTAAGGCGACTGAAGTTGCCAACATCAAAGCGAAGATATTCAGATATCAGTATAGAGATGTGAATTTAACGTGGATATGTAAAGCGCCTAAATACACAGGTCAAGAATGGATGGTATATGAGGACTTAGTGAAAGTCAGACGTAAAAGAAAAAGAGAAATGAAGTGATCTAATGCAACAACAAGCATATATAAACGCAACGATTGATATAAGAATACCTACAGAAGTTGAATATCAGCATTACGATGATGTGGATAAAGAAAAAGATACGCTGGCAAAGCGCTTAGATGACAATCCGGACGAATTACTAAAGTATGACAACATAACAATAAGACATGCATATATAGAGGTGGAATAAATGAAGTTGAACGAAGTATTCGCAACTAATTTAAGGGTAATCATGGCTAGAGATAACGTAAGTGTCCAAGATTTGCACAATGAAACTGGCGTATCAAGATCAACTATTAGTGGATATAAAAACGGAAAAGCTGAGATGGTTAACTTAAATGTATTAGATAAATTGGCAGATGCTCTAGGTGTTAATGTAAGTGAACTATTTACTAGAAATCACAACACGCACAAATTAGAGGATTGGATTAAAAAAGTAAATGTATAGAGGTGGAATAAATGAGTATCGTAAAGATTAACGGTAAACCATATAAATTTACCGAACATGAAAATGAATTGATAAAAAAGAACGGTTTAACTCCAGGAATGGTTGCAAAAAGAGTACGAGGTGGCTGGGCGTTGTTAGAAGCCTTACATGCACCTTATGGTATGCGCTTAGCTGAATATAAAGAAATTGTGTTATCCAAAATCATGGAGCGAGAGAGCAAAGAGCGTGAAATGTCTAGGCAACGACGTAAAGAGGCTGAACTACGTAAGAAGAAGCCACATTTGTTTAATGTACCACAGAAACATTCACGTGATCCGTACTGGTTTGATAATACTTATAACCAAATGTTTAAGAAATGGCAGGAAGCATAAATGCCTAAAACCGATAGCGCATGTAAAGAATACTTAAACCAATTTTTCGGATCTAAGAGATATCTGTATCAGGATAACGAACGAGTGGCACATATCCATGTAGTGAACGGCACTTATTACTTTCATGGGCATATCGTGCCAGGTTGGCAAGGCGTGAAAAAGACATTTGATACAGCGGAAGAGCTTGAAACATATATAAAGCAACATGGTTTGGAATACGAGGAACAGAAGCAACTAACTTTATTTTAGAGGAGGTTATGAAAGTGAACTATGAAACAGGATTCCAAATAGGCGTAATGGAAGCTAGGTTGAAGAAGATGAGAAAACAACGTGATGAGTACAAGAAGCAACGTGACGAGCTTATTGGGGATATAGCTAAGTTAAGAGAGCGTAACGAAGAGCTGGAGAACATGTGGCGCACAGTCAAAAATGAATTGCTTGGAAGATACGAACATTGCTGTTTTAAAATTAGAGAACTACACCCTGAGAGCAAAGCGAACAGGATAGGAGCTCTCTATATAGGAGGTAAAAGCACTGCAGATATTATACTGTCGCGAATGGAAGAACTAGACGGAACAAATGAGTTCTACGAATTTTTAGGGCAAATGGAGGATGACACAAATGAATAACCGCGAACAAATCGAACAATCAGTTATCAGTGCTAGCGCGTATAACGGCAATGACACAGAGGGATTGCTAAAAGAGATTGAAGACGTGTATAAGAAAGCGCAAGCGTTTGATGAAATTCGCGAATCTATTAATGCGCAATGGGTTGAGTATCCAGAAGACTGGGCGTCAGAGGTTTTGAGAGAAGTAAGAGAGCTTGAATATGAGGAGGAACAGGAAAATGACTAACACATTAACAATTGATCAATTACAAGAGTTATTACAAATACAAAAGGAGTTCGACGATAGAATTGAAACCAAAAATCCGAAAGATACGCACAAAGCGTATGTAGAAGAATTTTTCGAATGCTATAACACAATAGAGCCATTCAAGAACTGGAAAAAGATAAAAGGTAAACCTATTGAAGAACAACTTGATGAACTATCAGATATGTTGGCTTTTGCACTGTCCTATGTATTGATGACTGAAAGTTACGAAGAGTTTGAGACTTATTTTTGTAAAATACCAGAATTAACAAATCAATATAGTTTTTTAGCCAAATTACACAAAGTTATTTCAGTCACAGAATATCATAAACTAAATAAACAATATGAACGTACTGGTGATTTAGAAATCAATCATATTTTAGATTTGTTGACAGATGTGGAATTAGTATTACCTTTTCAAATAGCTGTGGAGTATTACTCTATCGACCAACTCATTGACGCATACAAAAAGAAAATGAAAAGGAACCACGAAAGACAAGATGGAACAGCAGACGCAGGAAAAGGATACGTGTAAAGACATATTAGATCGAGTCAAGGAGGTTTTGGGGAAGTGAATTACATCATTACATTAGTTCTAATATTTGTATTCATAGTTATATTTAACAATTTACTCAACAAATATATGGTTTTGTACAAAGAATTAGATTTATTTACATGCAGAATTGGAATGTTATTAGTCTTAATCGTTATAGTAGATTTTGCAAAGCAAAAAAATATGTTGGCTACATTGAGTGTTGTACTAATACTTTTATTCGTAGAAAAACTTAGAATCATTCAAAGGAGTGATGAGAAGTGAGGAAGATATGTAAAAATATCGTAGTCTCTTTTACTGCAATATGGATGTATTTATTCGAGTTATTTGAAAATATTTGGTCTAATCTCGTTCAGCTACTATATCCGTATAGAATTTATGTTTTTATAGTAAGTATTGTTTACATTCTACTAATAGGGGTGCTTTATATATATGCAATACTTAGTCACAACATTTAAAGATTCAACAGGACAACTACATGAACATTTTACTGCTGCTAGAGATAATCAGGCGTTTACAGTTGTTGAGGCAGAGAGTAAAGAAGAAGCGAAAGAGAAAGTCGAGGAGACGTACAATGGCTAAAAGACTTAAACACGATATTTATAGAGCTTTAGGAGAGTACATTATTAATAGAAATTCTATATTACTGAATGAAGAACAACTAAAAGTAGCTAAAGAGTATAAACCTATATTAATGAAAATGTATAGCAAAGTATCAAAAGAAAAAAAGAAACGTAAAATTAAAAATTTCGTTAAACAGATACCTGAGTATATTTTGTCTTTTATTTATACATTAATGTATTGGATCACAATACCTTTTGATTATATTGGCGATAAAGCAGATGATTTGAGAGTGTCTTATAGTAACAATCGTGGTTATAATCGATTTTCAAAGGCACGAAAAGAATTAAACGAGTATGCTTATAACGAAGTTTTACCACGTTTAGAAGAAAAAGAAACTGATGATATGACAGAGATTCATCAACGATTTTTAAAAGACAAAGGTATTGTAAAAGAGTTGATAAAGAAGTAAGGAGTGAACAGAATGATTAAGCAAATATTAAGACTATTATTCTTACTAGCGATGTATGAGCTAGGTAAGTATGTAACTGAGCAAGTATATATTATGATGACGGCTAATGATGATGTAGAGGCGCCGAGTGACTTCGCAAAGTTGAGTGATCAGTCTGATTTGATGAGGGCGGAGGTGTCGGAGTAGATGTATAGCAAAGAGTCAATCGTTAATATGATAGGTACACATAAAATGAAGTGTAATGTGTTAGCTGATGTAATACCGGAATATGATAGCAATTCAATCGCACAGTACGGTATACAAGCAACGTTACCGAAACCACAAGGGGAAAACTCAAGCAAGGTTGAAGACGTTGTTGTGAGGCTTGAGAGAGCAAATAAAAGGTATGCGCAGATGTTAAAAGAGGTTGAGTTTATAAATCAATCACAACAGAAATTAGGACACGTTGACTTTTGCTTCTTAGAGTTATTAAAGAAAGGTTATAACAGGGATGCAATTATCAAGAAGATGCCTAACTCTAAATTGAACAGAAATAACTTCTTAGCACGCCGTGATGAATTAGCAGAAAAGATTTATCTATTACAGTGACGAAAATGACAAAAATGACAGAAATGACGAAAATGACACTATTTTTAAACTGTGAATTAATTTTATATAATTGATTTGTAAGAATTATCTTAAGACGTGGGGTAATAGCCACAACAGATGTTCTCATCGATGTGATTAAGAAGTGACAAACATATAAAAGATGATATGTTACGCTATTAATCACTTACTACCTGCCTATATGGTGGGTAGTTTAATTCTTGCATTTTGAGTCATAACTATTTTCCTCCTTTCACATTTATTGAACGTAGCTCCTGCACAAGATGTAGGGGCATTTTTTATATTTAAATAACTAGAGTAATTAACGTAAAGGCGTGTGATACAGTGAAAACAATTGATTAAATTAACACCGAAGCAAGAAAAGTTTGTGCTAGGACTCATAGAGGGCAAGAGCCAACGGAAAGCATATATTGACGCAGGGTATTCGACTAAAGGTAAGAGTGGGGAATATCTAGATAAAGAAGCGAGTACACTTTTTAAAAATCGGAAGGTTTCCGGAAGGTACGAAAAATTGCGTCAAGAAGTAGCTGAACAATCAAAATGGACACGCCAAAAGGCCTTTGAAGAATATGAGTGGCTAAAGAATGTAGCTAAGAATGACATTGAAATAGAGGGAGTGAAGAAAGCGACAGCTGATGCATTCCTCGCTAGTTTAGATGGTATGAATAGAATGACGTTAGGTAACGAAGTTTTAGCTAACAAGAAAATAGAAACTGAAATTAAGATGCTTGAGAAGAAGATTGAACAAATAGATAAAGGTGACAGTGGAACAGAAGATAAAATCAAACAACTTCACGACGCAATAACGGAAGTGATCGTCAATGAATAAACTTAAATCTTTATATACGGACAAACAAATTGAAATATTGAAGCAAACGCAAAAACAAGATTGGTTTATGTTAATTAATCACGGAGCTAAGCGTACAGGTAAAACAATATTAAATAATGACTTATTTTTACGCGAGTTAATGCGTGTGCGAAAGATAGCAGACGAAGAAGGAATTGAAACACCTCAATATATACTTGCTGGTGCAACATTAGGTACAATCCAAAAAAACGTACTAATAGAGTTAACTAACAAATACGGCATTGAGTTTAATTTTGATAAATACAATTCATTCATGTTATTTGGCGTTCAAGTGGTTCAGACAGGTCACAGTAAAATAAGTGGTATAGGAGCTATACGTGGTATGACATCGTTTGGTGCATATATCAATGAAGCGTCGTTAGCGCATGAAGAGGTGTTTGACGAGATTAAGTCACGTTGTAGTGGAACTGGTGCAAGAATATTGGTAGATACCAACCCTGACCATCCCGAGCATTGGTTGTTGAAAGATTATATTGAAAATACAGATCCTAAAGCAGGTATACTGAGTCACCAATTTAAGCTCGATGACAATAACTTTCTTAATGATAGATATAAAGAGTCTATTAAGGCTTCAACACCATCAGGTATGTTCTATGAACGTAATATCAACGGTATGTGGGTGTCTGGTGACGGTGTAGTATATGCCGACTTTGATTTGAATGAGAATACGATTAAAGCAGATGAACTGGACGACATACCTATCAAAGAATACTTTGCTGGTGTCGACTGGGGTTACGAGCACTATGGATCTATTGTGTTAATAGGACGAGGTATAGATGGTAACTTTTATTTTATTGAGGAGCACGCACACCAATTTAAGTTTATTGATGATTGGGTGGTTATTGCAAAAGATATTGTAAGTAGATATGGCAATATTAATTTTTACTGCGATACTGCACGACCTGAATACATCACTGAATTTAGAAGACATAGATTACGTGCAATTAACGCTGATAAAAGTAAACTATCGGGTGTAGAGGAAGTTGCTAAGTTGTTCAAACAAAACAAGTTACTTGTTCTTTATGATAATATGGATAGGTTTAAGCAAGAGGTATTTAAATACGTTTGGCACCCTACAAACGGAGAGCCTATAAAAGAATTTGATGACGTGTTGGACTCGTTAAGATATGCCATATACACACATACTAAACCTGAACGATTAAGGAGGGGGAATGACATTGTATAAGTTAATAGATGATATTGAAGCACAAGGAATATTGCCTAAGCATATTGAGGCTCTAATAGAGTCACATAAAGACGATAGAGAGAGAATGGTTAATCTCTATAATAGATACAAGACACATATTGACTATGTACCAATATTCAAACGTCGACCAATTGAAGAAAAAGAAGATTTTGAAACTGGTGGAAATGTAAGGCGATTAGACGTGTCTGTTAATAACAAACTTAACAACTCTTTTGACAGCGAAATTGTTGATACACGTGTTGGTTATTTACATGGTGTTCCTGTTACTTATGATTTAGATGAAAACGCAGAAAAAAACGAAAAGTTGAAAAAGTTTATAACCAACTTTGCCATTAGAAATAGTGTTGATGATGAGGATTCTGAAATAGGTAAAATGGCAGCAATTTGCGGATATGGTGCTAGGTTAGCATATATTGATACGAATGGTGATATTAGGATTAAGAATATAGATCCCTATAATGTTATTTTTGTTGGCGACAATATTTTAGAACCTACATACTCATTGCGCTACTTTTATGAAAAAGATGATGATAATGGCACTGATTATGTGTACGCAGAGTTTTACGATAATGCTTATTATTATGTATTTCGAGGAGAAGGTATTGACGCTTTGCAAGAAGTTGGACGATATGAACATTTATTTGATTACAATCCATTGTTTGGTGTACCTAACAACAAAGAGATGATAGGAGATGCTGAAAAGGTTATTCACTTAATTGACGCATATGATTTAACAATGAGCGATGCATCAAGTGAGATTAGTCAGACACGTTTAGCATACCTTGTGTTACGCGGTATGGGTATGAGTGAAGAAATGATTCAAGAAACACAAAAGAGTGGCGCATTTGAGTTGTTCGACAAAGATATGGACGTTAAATACTTAACAAAAGATGTAAATGACACAATGATTGAGAACCATTTAGATCGAATCGAAAAGAATATCATGCGTTTTGCAAAGTCAGTAAACTTTAATTCTGACGAGTTTAACGGAAATGTACCTATCATTGGAATGAAACTTAAACTTATGGCTTTAGAGAACAAGTGTATGACGTTTGAGCGTAAGATGACAGCTATGTTGAGGTATCAATTCAAAGTTATTTTATCTGCATTAAAGCGTAAAGGGTACAACTTGGATGATGATAGTTATTTAAACCTGATATTTAAGTTCACTCGTAACATTCCAGTTAATAAGTTAGAAGAATCACAAGTGCTAATTAACCTGAAGGGACAAGTTTCAGAACGAACAAGGTTAGGACAATCACAACTAGTTGATGATGTTGATTACGAATTAGACGAAATGGAAAAAGAAAGTCTTGAATTTAATGACAAATTACCTGACATAGATGAAGGTGACGCAAATGACAAATCCCAAAATAACCAATCAGAATGATATTGATGAGTATATCGAGGGTTTAATCTCTAAAGCAGAAAAACCAATAGAACAACTATTTGCTAATCGACTTAAAGAGATAAAACAAATCATCGCAGATATGTTTGAGAAATATCAAAATGATGATGTGTATGTTACATGGACTGAATTCAATAAATACAACAGGCTCAATAAGGAGTTAACTCGTATAGGTACAATGTTGACTGATGACTATAGGCAAGTAGCTAAGATGATTCAGAAGTCACAAGAAGATGCTTATATAGAAAAATTCCTTATGAGCCTTTATTTATATGAAATGGCGAGTCAAACATCTATGCAGTTTGATGTTCCGAGTAAAGAGGTAATCAAATCAGCTATTGAACAACCTATTGAGTTCATTCGTTTAATGCCAACACTACAAAAACATCGCGATGAAGTATTGAAAAAGATACGTATGCACATTACACAAGGTATTATGAGTGGAGAGGGTTACTCTAAGATAGCAAAAGCAATACGCGATGATATCGGCATGTCTAAAGCTCAATCATTGCGTGTGGCTCGTACAGAAGCAGGCAGAGCAATGTCACAAGCTGGACTTGATAGCGCAATGGTTGCTAAAGATAACGGTTTGAAGATGAAGAAACGTTGGCATGCTACTAAAGATACACGAACACGTGATACTCATCGTCATTTAGATGGGGAATCAGTGGAAATAGATCAGAATTTTAAATCAAGTGGGTGTGTTGGGCAGGCGCCCAAGCTATTTATTGGTGTAAACAGTGCGAAAGAGAATATTAATTGTCGTTGCAAATTACTTTATTATATTGATGAAAATGAATTGCCAACTGTAATGAGAGCACGTAAAGACGATGGTAAAAATGAAGTTATCCCATTCATGACTTATCGTGAGTGGGAGAAATATAAGCGAAAAGGTGGTAATTGATATGGATTTTAAAATAAAAGTAAATGTTGATACTGGCGAAGCTATAGAAAAGTTAGAACGCATTAAATCCTTGTACGAAGAGATAATAGAGTTACAAAACGAAAAAGTTGTTGTAAACGTAACAGTTAAAAATGAAGCTGATTTAGATATGGTTAAAACATCTATTAGCGAAGAAAATGCTAAAAATAATGATTTCACACTTTTTTAGTTGTCTCTTTGCTACTCGACCTTAGCATGTCGTTAAACTGCTTTTTATTATGCACTTTTCGGACTGTTAGGGTACGCGAAGGGCAAAAAGGAGTTTTGATATATGAATATCGAAGAAGTTAAGTCTTTTTTTGAAGAACACAAAGACGATAAAGAAGTAAAAGATTATCTAAACGGACTTAAGACGGTGTCTGTTGATGACGTTAAAGGCTTTTTAGATACAGAAGAAGGTAAACGATTCATTCAACCTGAATTAGATCGTTATCATTCGAAAGGATTAGAATCATGGAAAGAGAAAAATCTTGAGGATCTAATCGAACAAGAAGTACGGAAGCGTAATCCTGAGCAATCAGAAGAACAAAAACGTATTAGTGCTCTTGAACAAGAGTTAGAAAAACGCGACGCAGAGGCAAAACGTGAGAAGTTAAGAAGTAACGCGCTAGGTAAAGCGCAGGAACTAAATTTACCAACATCCTTAGTTGATAGATTTTTAGGCGATTCTGATGAAGATACTGAGCAAAACTTAAAAGCTTTAAAAGAAACCTTTGACAAGTATGTTCAAAAAGGTGTTGAGTCTAAATTTAAATCGAGTGGAAGAGATGTTAAAGAATCACAAAATCAAGATTTAGACCCTTCAAATGTAAAGTCCATTGAAGAAATGGCGAAAGAAATCAATATTAGAAAATAAAGTGAGGTAATAAAATATGGCAACTCCAACATACACGCCAGGCAATGTTGTTTTATCGGATTTTAAAAACGGCGTTATTCCAGCAGAACAAGGTACTTTAATCATGAAAGACATTATGGCTAATTCAGCAATTATGAAATTAGCTAAAAATGAGCCAATGACAGCACAAAAGAAAAAATTTACTTACTTAGCAAAAGGTGTAGGCGCCTACTGGGTATCAGAAACGGAACGTATTCAAACTTCTAAGCCTGAATATGCACAAGCAGAAATGGAAGCTAAGAAAATTGGTGTAATTATTCCGTTATCAAAAGAGTTTCTTAAATGGACTGCAAAAGATTTCTTTAATGAGGTTAAACCTCTAATTGCAGAGGCATTTTACAAAGCGTTTGACCAAGCTGTTATCTTTGGTACTAAATCACCTTACAACACTTCAACTAGTGGTAAACCGCTTGTTGAAGGCGCAGAAGAGAAAGGTAACGTTGTTACAGATACTAATAATTTATACGTAGACCTTTCGGCATTAATGGCTACTATTGAAGATGAAGAGTTAGATCCAAACGGAGTATTAACTACACGTTCATTCAGAAGTAAAATGCGTAATGCTTTAGATGCTAATGACAGACCATTATTTGATGCTAACGGGAACGAGATTATGGGATTACCACTATCTTATACTGGAGCGGATGTATACGACAAAAAGAAATCGTTAGCACTAATGGGTGATTGGGATTACGCACGTTACGGTATCTTACAAGGTATTGAGTATGCAATTTCTGAAGATGCCACGTTAACGACGTTACAAGCATCAGATGCTTCTGGCCAACCAGTATCATTATTTGAACGTGATATGTTCGCTTTACGTGCAACGATGCATATTGCATACATGAACGTTAAACCAGAAGCGTTCGCAACGCTTAAACCAACTGAATAGGAGGAGATATGATGGCTAATCCTGCAGAAGAGATTAAGGTAAAAAAAGACAATATGACTATTACTGTTACAAAGAAGGCATTTGACTCTTATTACAGTCTTGTCGGTTACAAAGAGGTTAAATCACGTCGTACTACGTCTGATAAGAGCGAGTGATAAAAATGACTCTTTATGAAGATGTTAAACTTTTACTCAAGAAAAATGGAGTGGAAGTTAAAAGTGATGAAGAAGAAATATTTAAGATGGAAGTTGACGGAATACTAGAAGATGTTAGGGATATAACAAACAATGATTTTATGAAAGATGGTCAAGTCATTTATCCTTACTCAATCAAAAAGTATGTCGCAGACGTCCTAGAGTATTATCAACGACCTGAAGTTAAAAAGAATTTAAAGTCAAGAAGTATGGGGACAGTGTCGTACACTTATAACGATGGTGTCCCTGATTACATTAGTGGAGTATTAAACAGGTATAAACGAGCAAAGTTTCATCCGTTTAAGCCAATAAGGTAGAGGTGTTGTTTGTGTTTAACCCATACGACGAATTCCCTCACACTATTTCTATTGGAAGTATCAAAAAAGTAGGAGAGTATCCAATTATACAAGAGCGCTTTGTAAGCGATAAAACAATTAAAGGATTTATGGATACGCCTACTACATCTGAACAACTAAAATTTCATCAAATGTCACAAGAATATGACAGAAACCTATATGTACCTTATGACTTGCCAATATCTAAAAACAATTTATTTGAGTATGAGGGTAGAATCTTTAGTATTGAAGGTGATTCTGTAGATCAGGGCGGACAACATGAAATTAAGTTACTACGACTTAAGCAGGTGCCATATGGCAAAAGTTAAGTACGGTGCTGATAGCATGGTTGTTGAATTGGATAAGTTCGATAAGAAAATAGAAGAGTGGGTTAAAAAAGGTATCGCTAAAACAACGATGAAGATATATAACACTGCTGTAGCATTAGCTCCTGCTGACTTAGGATTTTTGAAAGAAAGTATAGACTTTCGATTTGAGAACAACAGTCTAACAGGAGTTATCAATGTAGGTGCAGAATATAGTGTTTATGTTGAGTACGGCACAGGTATTTATGCCACTAAAGGTAGTCGCGCTAAAAAGATACCGTGGAGTTATAAAGACGCTAACGGTAAATGGCATACTACTAAAGGACAAGCGCCACAGCCGTTTTGGAACCCTGCAATTGACGCAGGACGCAAGACATTCGAGCAGTATTTTTCATAGAGGTGGTTAAATATGTGGGTATCAGTTGAACCTGAACTTACAAATCAAATATATAAAAGATTAATCTCAGACCCTAACATTAACAAAATAGTTGGTGATAGGGTCTTTGACGTTGTTCAAGATGACGCTGTTTACCCATATATTGTTGTGGGTGAATCAAACGTCACTAACAACGAATCTAGTGCAACAATGAGAGAAACAGTTGGTATTGTCATACATGTGTATTCACAGTTCGCTACACAATACGAGGCTAAGCTCATTTTAAGCGCAATAGGCTATGTGCTAAACAGGACTATAGAGATAGAAAATTACGAATTCCAATATAGCTGTATCGATAGTCAAGCAGTATTCCCTGATATAGACAGGTTTACTAAGCATGGCACGATACGGCTTTTATTTAAGTACAGACATAAAAAGAAAAACGAAGGAGTGTATTAAATGGCGCAAAAAAACTATTTAGCAGTTGTACGTCCAGCTGAAACTGACTTAGATCCAGTAGAATCTTTATTATTAGCTGACTTACAAGAAGGTGGACATACGATTGAAAATGATTTAGCTGAAATAGTACGAGGCGGTAAAACGGACTATTCTCCCAATGCAATGTCAGAATCATTTAAATTAACAATTGGTAATGTGCCTGGAGATAAAGGAATTGAAGCAGTGAAACACGCTGTACAAACAGGTGGACAGTTGCGTATATGGCTTTATGAGCGTAATAAACGTGCAGACGGTAAACATCACGGAATGTTTGGTTATGTTGTTCCAGAATCATTTGAAATGTCGTTTGATGATGAAAGTGACAAAATCGAACTATCATTAAAAGTTAAATGGAATACAGCAGAAGGTGCTGAAGATAACTTGCCGAAAGAGTGGTTTGAAGCTGCAGGTGCGCCTACAGTTGAATACGAAAAATTCGGCGAAAAAGTCGGAACATTCGAAAATCAAAAGAAAGCTAGTGTTGTATCTGATTCACACACGGAAGACCATTCTATGTAAACTAATAGATCAAGGGGGCGTAAGCTCCCTATTTTTTTATAAAAAAATTGAAAAGAGGTATATATTTTGACTGAATTTAATCCAATTACAACATTAAAAATTAATGACGGAGAAAAAGATTACGAAGTAGAAGCAAAAGTAACATTTGCATTTGACCGAAAAGCTGAAAAATTCTCAGAAGATAGCGAAGATGGGAGAAAAGGAGCAATGCCAGGATTCAATGTTATCTTTAACGGTTTGCTAGAATCTAGAAACAAAGCAATTTTACAATTTTGGGAATGTGCTACTGCTTATTTAAAAAACCCACCAACTCGAGAACAATTAGAAAAAGCAATTGATGATTTCATCACTGAAAACGAGGATACTTTGCCGTTATTACAAGGGGCTTTGGACAAACTTAACAATAGTGGTTTTTTCAAGAGGGAGAGTCGCTCGTACTGGATGACATTGAACAAAGCACCGAATATGGCCAAAAGCGAGGACAAAGAAATGACGAAAGCAGGCATAGAAATGATGAAAGAGAATTACAAGGAAATCATGGGCGCAGAACCTTACACGATTACTCAAAAATAAGGCAACTGACAGCTAGATATTTAGGATATATCCCTGAACATGAATTGTTAGCACTAACACCTGCTGAATGGCGTGATTGGCTTATTGGTGGTCAGGATAGGTACCTAGATCAAAGACAATTATTAATTGAACAAGCGCAAGCTAACGGCTTAGTACAAGCTTCTAAGAGGCTAACTAGTATGATTCGTGACATTGAGAAACAACGTTACGAAATAAGAGAACCTGGTAGCTATGCTCGTGTACAAAAAGTTAGATTAGAAGAAGAAAAAAGAAGACGTGAACTCTTCAAAGAAGGTACAAGAAAATTCCTTGAATCGAAAGGAGGTTAGCCTTTGGATACTCATTTTATGGCAAAGATTATGGCCAATATTAGAGATTTCCAAAGCAACGTAAGGAAAGCTCAACGATTAGCAAAGACGTCTGTACCAAACGAAATTGAAACAGATGTAAAAGCAGATATTTCAAGATTCCAAAGAGCTTTACAACGCGCTAAAGCTATGGCGCAACGTTGGCGAGGTCATTCTGTTAAATTATTCATGAAAACAGATGAGTATAAAGCGAATTTAGAACGTGCTAAAGCTCAAGTAGAGCGATTTAAACAACATAAAGTAGATTTAAAACTAAGTAACACTGAATTAATGGCCAAGTATAATGCAACTAAAGCTACTGTCGAAGCTTGGAGAAAACATGTTGTTAAGTTGGATTTAGATGCAAACCCCGCTAAAATGGCGGTTAAAGGGTTTAAAGAAGACTTAATAGATCTTAGTAGGCATAGTTTTGATGTTGATTCCAGCAGATGGAAATTAGGAAATAAATTCACAAAAGAATTCAATGAAGTCGAAGGAGCAGTTAAACGTTCTTTCGGAAGAATTGGTCAGATTATGAGAAAAGAAGTAAATGGAACAAGTGATATTTGGGGTAAACTTAACAACTCATTGAAAGATTACGGCGAGAAAATGGACGCCTTAGCTACTAAAATTAGAACTTTCGGTACTATCTTTGCACAACAGGTCAAAGGTTTAATGATTGCTAGTATACAAGCGTTAATACCAGTAATTGCTGGATTAGTTCCGACTATTATGGCAGTACTTAATGCCGTTGGTGTATTAGGTGGTGGCGTCATTGGTTTAGCTGGTGCGTTCTCTGTAGCAGGTGTTGGAGCAGTTGGTTTTGGTGCAATGGCTATTACTGCACTAAAAATGGTAAAAGATGGAACATTAGCAGTAACAAAAGAAGTTCAAAACTTTAGAGATGCGAGCGATCAGTTAAAAACTACATGGCAAGGCATTGTAAAAGAGAATCAAGCAAGTATCTTTAATGCGATGTCAGCAGGTATCAGAGGCGTTACAATTGCGATGTCTCAATTAAAACCATTCTTATCCGAAGTATCTATGCTGGTTGAAGCAAACGCACGCAAGTTTGAGGATTGGGTTAAACATTCTGAAACAGCTAAGAAAGCATTTGAAGCGTTGAATAGCATAGGTGGCGCAATCTTCGGAGATTTATTGAACGCTGCAGGACGATTTGGCGACGGATTAGTTAACATTTTCACTCAATTAATGCCATTGTTCAAATTCGTGTCTCAAGGATTACAGAACATGTCTATAGCTTTCCAAAATTGGGCTAATAGTGTAGCTGGTCAGAATGCTATTAAAGCGTTTATTGACTACACTACCACTAACTTACCTAAGATTGGCCAGATATTTGGTAATGTATTCGCTGGTATTGGTAATTTAATGATTGCTTTTGCTCAAAACAGTTCTAATATTTTTGACTGGTTAGTTAAATTAACTTCTCAATTTAGAGCGTGGTCAGAACAAGTAGGACAATCACAAGGGTTCAAAGACTTTATAAGTTACGTTCAAGAGAATGGTCCTACTATTATGCAATTAATCGGTAACATCATAAAAGCATTAGTAGCATTTGGTACTGCAATGGCACCTATAGCTAGTAAATTGTTAGACTTTATCACTAATTTAGCTGGATTTATCGCTAAACTATTTGAAACACACCCAGCTATAGCACAAGTTGCTGGTGTTATGGGTATTTTGGGTGGTGTATTTTGGGCTTTAATGGCTCCAATTGTTGCTATAAGTAGTGTGCTTACAAATGTGTTTGGTTTGAGTTTATTTGGCGTTATCAAACAAATTTTAAGTTTCGTTAGAACATCAAGCCTAGTTACTGGAGCTATGCAATTGTTAATGGGTGTTTTCGGTTCGATTTCAGCACCTATTTTAGCGGTAATTGCAGTAATTGGCGCATTTATCGGTGTCCTAGTTTATTTATGGAAAACAAACGAGAATTTCAGAAACACTATTACTGAAGCGTGGAACGGTGTTAAAACGGCGGTTTCTGGTGCGATTCAAGGTGTAGTTGGCTGGTTAACTGAATTGTGGGGCAAAATCCAATCTACCTTACAACCGATAATGCCTATATTGCAAGTTTTAGGGCAAATATTCATGCAAGTTTTAGGTGTTTTGGTAATAGGTATCATCACAAACGTTATGAATATCATACAGGGTTTGTGGACGTTAATTACAATTGCATTCCAAGCCATAGGAACAGTGATATCCGTGGCAGTCCAAATCATAGTAGGTTTATTCACTGCTTTAATTCAGTTGCTTACTGGCGACTTCTCAGGTGCTTGGGAGACTATTAAAACTACGGTTACCAATGTACTTGATACGATTTGGCAATACATGCAATCAGTTTGGGAGTCAATCATCGGCTTTTTAACTGGCGTAATGAATCGAACACTTTCTATGTTTGGTACAAGTTGGTCGCAGATATGGAGTACAATCACTAATTTTGTTAGCAGTATTTGGAACAGTGTTACAAGTTGGTTTAGTCGTGTTGCTTCGAGTGTGGCCGAAAAAATGGGACAAGCACTAAACTTTATTATCACAAAAGGTTCTGAATGGGTTTCTAATATTTGGAATACTGTTACAAGTTTCGCAAGTAAAGTAGCTGATGGATTTAAAAGAGTTGTCTCAAATGTAGGCGACGGCATGAAAAACGCGCTTGATAAGATTAAAAGCTTTTTCAGCGATTTTTTAAATGCCGGAGCGGAATTAATCGGCAAAGTAGCTGAGGGTGTAGCCAATGCTGCGCACAAAGTAGTCAGCGCGGTAGGCGATGCGATTTCATCAGCTTGGGACTCTGTAACTTCATTCGTAAGTGGACACGGTGGAGGTAGTAGCTTAGGTAAAGGTTTAGCGGTATCACAAGCAAAAGTAATTGCTACAGACTTTGGCAGTGCCTTTAATAAAGAGCTATCCTCTACTTTGACAGATAGTATAGTAGATCCTGTAAGTACTTCTATAGACAGACACATGACTAGCGATGTTCAACATAGCTTAAAAGAAAATAATAGACCTATTGTGAATGTAACGATTAGAAATGAGGGCGACCTTGATTTAATTAAATCACGCATTGATGACATGAACGCTATAGACGGAAGTTTCAACTTATTATAAGGGAGGTTTGTTAGTTGATAGCGCACGATATAGAAGTAATAAGGAATGGTTCGCAGTATCGCGTCAGTGACAATCCTTTCACTTATAATCACTTGGAAGTAGTTGAATATAACGTTACAGGCGCAGGATATCATCGTAACTATTCTGATATAGAGGGTATTGATGGTAGATTTCATAATTACGCTAAAGAAGAACTTAAAAAAGTAGAGATTAAGATAAGGTATAAAGTACCTAAAATTGCTTATGCTTCACATTTAAAGTCAGACGTCCAAGCACTATTTGCTGGACGTTTTTATTTAAGGGAATTAGCTACACCAGACAATTCAATTAAGTATGAGCATATATTAGATATACCAAAAGACAAACAAGCATTTGAGCTTGATTATGTTGATGGACGACAACTTTTTGTAGGACTAGTAAGTGAAGTTTCTTTTGACACAACACAAACATCAGGGGAATTTTCTTTGTCGTTTGAAACAACCGAACTACCATACTTTGAAAGTGTCGGTTATAGTACTGATCTTGAAAGTAATAACGACCCTGAAAAATGGTCGGTACCTGATAGATTGCCTACAAACGAAGGTGATAAGAGGCGTCAAATGACATTTTACAACACTAACTCAGGAGAAGTTTATTATAACGGTGATGTTCCTTTAACACAGTTTAATCAGTTTAATGTTGTTGAAATAGAGTTAGCTGAAGATGTTAAAGCTAATGATAAGGAAGGATTCACTTTCTATACAGATAAAGGAAATATCTCAGTTATTAAGGAAGTTGATTTAAAAGCCGGAGATAAAATAATCTTCGACAGTAAACATACCTATAGAGGTTATTTAAATATAGATTCTTTTAATAAAACTTTAGAACAACCGGTTTTATATCCAGGCTGGAATCGATTCAAGTCTAATAAAGTAATGAAACAAATTACATTTAGACACAAATTATATTTTAGATAAGGAGTAGCCTATGCCAATTTTATTAAAAAGTCTACAGGGTGTAGGGCACGCTATTAATGTTAGTACAAAAGTAAGTAAAAAGCTAAATGAAGATAGTTCTTTGGATCTAACTATTATCGAGAACGCGAGTACGTTTGACGCAATAGGTGCTATAACTAAAATGTGGACGATCACTCATGTTGAAGGTGAAGATGATTTCAACGAATATGTAATTGTCATACTTGATAAGTCTACTATTGGCGAAAAAATAAGGTTTGATATCAAAGCTAGGCAAAAAGAACTTGATGACCTTAACAATTCTAGGATTTACCAAGAGTATAACGAAAGTTTTACAGGCGTTGAGTTCTTCAATACTGTCTTTAAAGGAACGGGTTATAAGTATGTATTACATCCAAAAGTAGATGCATCTAAATTCGAGGGATTAGGCAAAGGAGATACACGATTAGAAATCTTTAAAAAAGGACTTGAGCGTTATCATCTCGAATATGAATACGATGCAAAGACTAAAACGTTTCATTTGTATGATGAATTATCTAAGTTTGCCAATTATTACATTAAAGCTGGTGTGAATGCTGATAACGTCAAAATACAAGAAGATGCATCTAAATGTTATACCTTTATTAAAGGTTATGGTGATTTTGATGGACAACAGACTTTTGCAGAAGCGGGACTACAAATTGAATTCACTCATCCATTAGCACAATTGATAGGTAAAAGAGAAGCGCCACCGCTTGTTGATGGACGTATTAAAAAAGAAGATAGTTTAAAAAAAGCAATGGAGCTATTGATAAAGAAAAGTGTCACTGCTTCTATTTCCTTAGACTTTGTAGCGTTACGTGAACATTTCCCAGAAGCTAACCCTAAAATAGGTGATGTTGTTAGAGTGGTGGATTCTGCCATAGGATATAACGACTTAGTGAGAATAGTCGAAATCACTACACATAGAGATGCGTACAATAATATCACTAAGCAAGATGTAGTATTAGGAGACTTTACAAGGCGTAATCGTTATAACAAAGCAGTTCATGATGCTGCAAATTATGTTAAAAGCGTAAAATCTACAAAATCCGACCCATCTAAAGAACTAAAAGCATTAAACGCAAAAGTTAACGCAAGTTTATCTATAAATAATGAATTGGTTAAGCAGAATGAAAAAATAAACGCTAAAGTCGATAAGATGAATACTAAAACAGTTACAACTGCTAATGGTACGATCATGTACGACTTTACTAGTCAATCAAGTATAAGAAACATCAAATCAATTGGAACGATTGGCGACTCTGTAGCTAGAGGGTCGCACGCAAAAACTAATTTCACAGAAATGTTAGGCAAGAAGTTAAAAGCTAAAACGACCAACCTTGCAAGAGGTGGCGCAACAATGGCAACAGTTCCAATAGGTAAAGAAGCGGTAGAAAACAGCATTTATAGGCAAGCAGAGCAAATAAGAGGCGACCTAATCATATTACAAGGTACAGATGATGACTGGTTACATGATTATTGGGCAGGCGTACCGATAGGCACTGATAAAACGGACACTAAAACGTTTTACGGTGCCTTTTGTTCTGCAATTGAAGTTATACGGAAGAATAATCCAGATTCAAAAATACTAGTGATGACAGCTACAAGACAATGCCCTATGAGTGGTACAACAATACGCCGTAAAGACACGGACAAAAACAAACTAGGGTTAACACTTGAGGACTATGTAAACGCTCAAATATTAGCTTGTAGTGAGTTAGATGTACCAGTGTTTGACGCATATCACACAGATTACTTTAAGCCATACAATCCAGCTTTTAGGAAAGCGAGCATGGAGGACGGCTTACACCCTAACGAAAAAGGTCACGAGGTTATTATGTACGAGTTAATCAAGGATTATTACAGTTTTTACGACTAAAGGAGGCAACCAATGGCTTACGGATTAATAACAAGTTTGCATTCTACCACTGGCGCAAAAGTAGTTGCTCAGCACGAGTACAACTATCGATTACTTGATAATGGAATGAGCAAACTTGAGAAAATGTTTATATATCATCAAAAAGAAGAAATATACGCACACTCAGCGAAACAAATTAAATACTTGAATGACAGTGTTGAAGATTATTTAACGTATTTAAATGGCCGTTTTAGCAACATGGTACTAGGTCATAACGGAGACGGTATCAACGAAGTAAAAGACGCGCGTGTTGATAATACTGGTTATGGTCATAAGACATTGCAAGATCGTTTGTATCATGATTATTCAACACTAGATGCTTTCACTAAAAAGGTTGAGAAAGCTGTAGATGAACACTATAAAGAATATAGAGCGACAGAATACCGATTCGAACCAAAAGAGCAAGAACCGGAATTTATCACTGATTTATCGCCATATACAAATGCAGTAATGCAATCATTTTGGGTAGACCCTAGAACGAAAATTATTTATATGACACAAGCTCGTCCAGGCAATCATTACATGTTATCTAGATTGAAACCTAACGGGCAATTTATTGATAGATTACTTGTTAAGAATGGTGGTCATGGTACGCACAATGCGTATAGATACATTGATGGAGAATTATGGATTTATTCAGCTGTATTGGACAGTAACAAAAACAACAAGTTTGTACGTTTCCAATATAGAACTGGAGAAATGACTTATGGTAATGAAATGCAAGATGTCATGCCGAATATATTTAACGACAGATATACGTCAGCGATTTATAATCCGGTAGAAAATTTAATGATTTTTAGACGTGAATATAAACCCACTGAAAGACAACTTAAGAATTCGTTGAACTTTGTTGAGGTTAGAAGTGCTGATGATATTGATAAAGGTATAGACAAAGTATTGTATCAAATGGATATACCTATGGAATACACTTCAGATACACAACCTATGCAGGGTATTGCGTACGATGCAGGCATTTTATACTGGTACACTGGCGATTCAAATCCGGCTAATCCTAATTACTTACAAGGCTTCGATATCAAAACGAAAGAATTGTTATTTAAACGTCGTATCGATATTGGCGGTGTGAATAACAACTTTAAAGGAGATTTCCAAGAGGCTGAGGGTCTAGATATGTATTACGATCTAGAAACAGGACGCAAAGCACTTTTAATCGGGGTAACTATTGGACCTGGTAACAACAGACACCACTCAATTTATTCAATTGGTCAAAGAGGTGTAAACCAATTCTTAAAAAACATCGCACCTCAAGTATCAATGACTGATTCAGGTGGACGTGTTAAACCGTTACCAGTGCAAAACCCAGCATATCTAAGTGATATTACGGAAGTTGGTCATTACTATATCTATACGCAAGACACACAAAATGCGTTAGATTTCCCGTTACCGAAAGCGTTTAGAGATGCAGGTTGGTTCTTTGATGTACTGCCTGGACACTATAATGGTGCTCTAAGACAAGTACTTACCAGAAACAGCACAGGTAGAAATATGCTTAAATTCGAACGTGTCATCGACATTTTCAATAAGAAAAACAACGGAGCATGGAATTTCTGTCCGCAAAACGCCGGTTATTGGGAACATATCCCTAAGAGCATTACAAAATTATCAGATTTAAAAATCGTTGGTTTAGATTTCTATATCACTACTGAAGAATCAAAACGATTTACTGATTTTCCTAAAGACTTTAAAGGTATTGCAGGTTGGATATTAGAAGTAAAATCGAATACACCAGGTAATACAACACAAGTATTAAGACGTAATAACTTCCCGTCTGCACATCAATTTTTAGTTAGAAACTTTGGTACTGGTGGCGTTGGTAAATGGAGTTTATTCGAAGGAAAGGTGGTTGAATAATGGTAGTAGATAATTTTTCGAAAGATGATAACTTAATCGAGTTACAAACAACATCACAATATAATCCGGTTATTGACACAAACATCAGTTTCTATGAATCAGATAGAGGAACTGGTGTTTTAAATTTTGCAGTAACTAAGAATAATAAGCCGTTATCAATCAGCAAACATAATGCGATGACTAGTATTGTGCTTAAGACGGATAACTTCGACGATGAACACGGCGCTTATATTAGTGATGAACTTACAATTGTTGATGCAATTAATGGACGAATGCAATACGTTATCCCAAACGAGTTCTTAAAATACACTGGTCGAGTACATGCGCAAGCATATTTTACTCAAAACGGTAGCAATAACGTAATTGTAGAGCGTCAATTTAGCTTCAATATTGAGAATGATTTAATTAGTAACTTCGACGGCAAAACAAAATTGGTTTATATCAAATCAATTCAAGACTTAACAGAAAGTGTTAAAGAAGAAGTTGAGGACTTAAAGAAAAGTTTAAGTGATACAAAATCGTTGGTTACTGAAATTGATAGTCGTATTAATCAAGGTATTCAAAGATTAGAAATTAAACAAAATGAAGCGGTACAGATGATTACAACAACACAAGACAAAGCCGTTCAATATATAAATAGCGAGTTCCAGAAAATTGTTGATAAAGAGCAAGCGATTTTTGAACGTGTTAACGAAGTTGAACAACAAATCAATGGCGCTGACCTTGTTAAAGGTAATTCAACAACAAATTGGCAAAAGTCTAAACTTACAGATGATTACGGTAAAGCAATTGAATCGTATGAGCAGTCCATAGATAGTGTTTTAAGCGCAGTTAACACATCTAGGATTATTCATATTACTAATGCAACAGATGCGCCAGAAAAGACGGATATAGGCACGTTAGAGAAGCCCGGACAAGATGGTGTTGATGACGGTTCTTCGTTCGATGAATCAACTTATACATCAAGCAAATCTGGTGTGTTAGTTGTTTATGTTGTTGATAATAATACTGCTCGTGCAACATGGTACCCAGATGATTCAAACGATGAGTACACAAAATACAAAATCTACGGCACGTGGTACCCGTTTTATAAAAAGAATGATGGAAACTTAACTAAGCAATTTGTTGAAGAAATATCTAACAACACACTGAATCAAGCTAAACAGTATGTAGATGGTAAGTTACAAAGTATAAGTTGGCAACAACATAAGTTAACAGAACATAACGGTCAATCAATCCAAAAGAACTTATATAACGCCAAAGGTAATTTAGAAGCATTGGGCGCTGGGAATTATTACGTAACAAGTGTGCCTGATTTACCAGGTATTGTTGAAAGTTACGAAGGCTACTTATCAGTATTTGTTAAAGATGATACAAACAAGCTATTTAACTTCACGCCTTATAACTCTAAAAAGATTTACACACGATCAATCACAAACGGCAGACTTGAGCAACAGTGGACAGTTCCTAATGAACATAAGTCAACGGTATTGTTCGACGGTGGAGCAAATGGTGTAGGTACAACAATAAATCTAACCGAACCATACACAAACTATTCTATTTTATTAGTAAGTGGAACTTATCCAGGTGGCGTTATTGAGGGATTCGGACTAACCACATTACCTAATGCAATTCAATTAAGTAAAGCGAATGTAGTTGACTCAGACGGTAACGGTGGCGGTATTTATGAGTGTTTACTATCCAAAACAAGTAGCACTACTTTAAGAATCGATAACGATGTGTACTTTGATTTAGGTAAAACATCAGGTTCTGGAGCGAATGCCAACAAAGTTACTATAACTAAAATTATGGGGTGGAAATAATGAAAATCACAGTAAATGATAAAAATGAAGTTATCGGATACGTTAATACTGGCGGTTTACGCAATAGTTTAGATGTAGACGATAACAATGTGCCTATCAAATTCAAAGAAGAGTTCGAACCTAGAAAGTTCGTTTTCACTAACGGCGAAATTAAATACAATAGCAATTTCGAAAAAGAAGACGTACCGAATGCATCAAACCAACAAAGTGAATCAGATTTGAGTGATGAAGAACTTCGCGGAATGGTTGCAAGTATGCAAATGCAGGTGACGCAAGTAAACATTTTGGCGATGGAATTAAAGCAACAAAACGCTATGTTAACACAACAGTTGACTGAACTAAAAGCTGGTAAAACAAATACAGAGGAGGACGTTTAAATGGAGAAAATTAAGATGATTTATCCAACTTTCAAGGACATTAAAACTTTTTATGTGTGGGGTTGCTATAAAAATGAGCAAATTAAGTGGTACGTAGACATGGGTGTAATCGACAAAGAAGAATATGCATTGATCACTGGTGAAAAATATCCAGAGGCAAAAGATGAAAAGTCACAGGTGTAATGCTTGAGGCTTTTTAATTTAACACAAAGTAGGTGGCGTAATGTTTGGATTTACCAAACGACACGAACAAGATTGGCGTTTAACGCGATTAGAAGAAAATGATAAGACTATGTTTGAAAAATTCGACAGAATAGAAGACAGTCTGAGAACGCAAGAAAAAATTTATGACAAGTTAGATAGAAATTTCGAAGAACTAAGGCGTGACAAAGAAGAAGATGAAAAAAATAAAGAGAAAAATGCTAAAAATATTAGAGACATCAAGATGTGGATTCTAGGATTAATAGGGACGATTCTAAGTACATTTGTTATAGCCTTGTTAAAAACTATTTTTGGCATTTAAAGGAGGTGATTACCATGCTTAAGGGAATTTTAGGATATAGCTTTTGGTCGTGTTTCTGGTTTGGTAAATGTAAATAACAGTTAAGAGTCAGTGCTTCGGCACTGGCTTTTTATTTTGATTGAAATGAGGTGCATACATGGGATTACCTAACCCAAAGACTAGAAAGCCTACAGCTAGTGAAGTGGTGGAGTGGGCAAAGTCGAATATTGGTAAGAGGATTAATATAGATAACTATCGGGGCAGTCAATGTTGGGATACACCTAACTTTATTTTTAAAAGATATTGGGGTTTTGTAACATGGGGCAATGCTAAGGATATGGCTAATTACAGATATCCTAAGGGTTTCCGATTCTATCGTTATTCATCTGGATTTGTACCAGAACCCGGAGACATAGCAATTTGGCACCCTGGCAACGGAATAGGTTCGGACGGACACACCGCAATAGTAGTAGGACCATCTAATAAAAGTTATTTTTATAGCGTTGACCAAAACTGGGTTAATTCTAATAGTTGGACAGGTTCTCCAGGAAGATTAGTAAGACACCCTTATGTAAGTGTTACAGGCTTTGTTAGGCCTCCATACTCAAAAGATACTAGCAAACCTAGTAGTACTGATACAAGTTCAGCATCAAAAGCCAATGACTCAACAATTACTGGCGAAGCGAAGAAACCGCAATTTAAAGAAGTTAAAACAGTAAAATACACTGCTTACAGCAATGTTTTAGATAAAGAAGAGCACTTCATTGATCATATAGTTGTAATGGGTGATGAACGCTCAGATATTCAAGGATTATATATAAAAGAATCAATGCATATGCGTTCTGTAGACGAACTGTATACGCAAAGAAATAAGTTTATAAGCGATTATGAAATACCGCATTTATATGTCGATAGAGAGGCTACATGGCTTGCTAGACCAACCAATTTTGATGACCCGCGTCACCCTAATTGGCTAGTTATTGAAGTATGTGGTGGTCAAACAGATAGTAAGCGTCAATTCTTGATGAACCAAATACAAGCTTTAATACGGGGTGTATGGTTGTTATCAGGAACAGATAAAGAATTATCTGAAACGACGTTAAAGGTAGACCTTAATATTTGGCGTAGTATGAAAGATTTAATTAATTACGACTTGATTAAGCAAGGTATACCGGATGACGCAAAGTATGAGCAAGTCAAAAAGAAAATGCTTGAGACGTACATCAAACGAGATATATTGACACGAGAAAATATTAAAGAAGTAACTACAAAAACAACAATAAGAATTAGTGATAAAACATCGGTTGACAGTGCGTCAACAAGAGGACCCACTGCATCAGACGAAAAACCAAGCATCGTTACTGAAAAAAGTCCATTCACGTTCCAGCAAGCACTGGATAGACAAATGTCTAGGGGTAACCCGAAAAAATCTCATACATGGGGCTGGGCTAATGCAACACGAGCACAAACGAGCTCAGCAATGAATGTTAAGCGTATATGGGAAAGTAACACACAATGCTATCAAATGCTTAATTTAGGCAAGTATCAAGGCGTTTCAGTTAGCGCGCTTAATAAGATACTCAAAGGAAAAGGAACGCTAGACGGACAAGGCAAAGCATTTGCAGAAGCCTGTAAGAAAAACAACATTAACGAAATCTATTTGATCGCGCATGCTTTCTTAGAAAGTGGATACGGAACAAGCAACTTCGCTAGTGGTAGATACGGTGCATATAATTACTTCGGTATTGGTGCATTCGACAACGACCCTGATTATGCAATGAAATTTGCTAAGAATAAAGGTTGGACAACTCCAGCAAAAGCAATCATGGGCGGTGCTAGCTTCGTAAGAAAGGATTACATCAACAAAGGGCAGAATACACTGTACAGAATCAGATGGAATCCTAAGAATCCAGCTACGCACCAATACGCTACTGCTATAGAGTGGTGCCAACATCAAGCTAGTACAATCGCTAAGCTATATAAACAAATCGGCTTAAAAGGTATCTACTTTATAAGAGATAAATATAAATAAAGAGGTGTATAAATGTACAAAATAAAAGATGTTGAAACGAGAATAAAAAATGATGGTGTTGATTTAGGTGACATTGGCTGTCGATTTTACACTGAAGATGAAAATACAGCATCTATAAGAATAGGTATCAATGACAAACAAGGTCGTATCGATCTAAAAGCACATGGCTTAACACCTAGATTACATTTGTTTATGGAAGATGGCTCTATATTCAAAAATGAGCCCCTTATTATCGACGATGTTGTAAAAGGGTTCATTACCTACAAGATACCTAAAAAGGTTATCAAACACGCTGGTTATGTTCGTTGTAAGCTGTTTTTAGAGAAAGAAGAAGAAAAAATACATGTCGCGAACTTTTCTTTCAATATCGTTGATAGTGGTATTGAATCTGCTGTAGCAAAAGAAATCGATGTTAAATTGGTAGATGATGCTATTATGAGAATCTTAAAAGATAACGCGACAGATTTATTGAACAAAGACTTTAAAGAGAAAATAGATAAAGATGTTATTTCTTACATCGAAAAGAATGAAAGTAGATTTAAAGGTGCGAAAGGTGATAAAGGCGAACCGGGACAACCTGGTGCAAAAGGTGAAGCAGGTAAAAAAGGAGAACAAGGCGCACCCGGTAAAAACGGTACTGTAGTATCAATCAATCCTGACACTAAAATGTGGCAAATTGACGGTAAAGATACAGATATCAAAGCAGAACCTGAGTTATTGGACAAAATCAATATCGCAAATGTTGAAGGGTTAGAAGATAAATTGCAAAAAGTTGAAAAAATCAAAGATACAACTCTTAACGACTCTAAAACGTATACGGATACAAAAATTGCTGAACTAGTTGATAGCGCGCCTGAATCTATGAACACATTAAGAGAATTAGCAGAAGCAATACAAAACAACTCTATTTCAGAAAGTGTATTGCAACAGATTGGCTCAAAAGTTAGTACAGAAGATTTTGAGGAATTCAAACAAACACTAAATGATTTATATGCTCCAAAAAATCATAATCATGACGAGCGGTATGTTTTGTCATCTCAAGCCTTTACTAAACAACAAGCGGATAGTTTATATCAACTAAAAAGCGCATCTCAACCGACGGTTAAAATTTGGACAGGAACAGAAAATGAATATAACTATATATATCAAAAAGACCCTAATACACTTTACTTAATTAAGGGGTGATTTTTATGGAAGGTAATTTTAAAAATGTAAAGAAACTTATTTACGAAGGCGAAGAATATACAAAAGTATATGCTGGAAATATCCAAGTATGGAAAAAGCCTTCATCTTTTGTAATAAAACCCTTACCTAAAAATAAATATCCGGATAGCATAGAAGAATCAACAGCAAAATGGACAATAAATGGAGTTGAACCTAATAAAAGTTATCAGGTGACAATAGAAAATGTACGTAGCGGTATAATGAGGATTTCGCAAACTAATTTAGGGTCAAGTGATTTAGGAATATCAGGAGTCAATAGCGGAGTGGCAAGTAAAAACATCAACTTTAGTAATCCTTCAGGGATATTGTATGTCACTATAAGTGATGTTTATTCAGGATCTCCAACATTGACCATTGAATAATTTTAAACGACTAATTTTTTAGTCGTTTTTTATTTTGGATAAAAGGAGCAAACAAATGGATATTAACTGGAAATTGAGATTTAAAAATAAAGCAGTATTAACAGGTTTAGTTGGTGCATTGTTGTTATTTATCAAACAAATCACAGATTTATTCGGATTCGATTTATCAACTCAATTAAATCAAGCCAGCGCGATTATAGGTGCTATCCTCACGCTACTTACAGGGATTGGCGTTATTACTGACCCAACGTCAAAAGGCGTCTCAGATTCATCTATAGCACAGACATATCAAGCGCCTAGAGATAGCAATAAAGAAGAACAACAAGTTACGTGGAAATCATCACAAGACAGCAGTTTAACGCCGGAATTAAGCACGAAAGCACCAAAAGAATATGATACATCACAACCTTTCACAGACGCCTCTAACGATGTTGGCTTTGACGTGAACGAGTATCATCACGGAGGTGGCGACAATGCAAGCAAAATTGACTAAAAAAGAGTTTATAGAGTGGTTGAAAACTTCTGAGGGAAAACAATTTAATATCGACCTTTGGTATGCATTTCAATGCTTTGATTATGCTAATGCTGGTTGGAAAGCTTTGTTTGGATTACTCCTAAAAGGTGTAGGCGCAAAAGATATTCCGTTCGCTAACAACTTCGACGGATTAGCTACTGTATACCAAAATACACCGGACTTCTTAGCACAACCTGGCGACATGGTGGTATTCGGTAGCAACTACGGTGCAGGATACGGACACGTAGCATGGGTAATTGAAGCAACTTTAGATTATATCATTGTATATGAGCAGAATTGGCTAGGCGGTGGCTGGACTGACGGAATCGAACAACCCGGCTGGGGTTGGGAAAAAGTTACAAGACGACAACATGCTTACGATTTCCCTATGTGGTTTATCCGTCCTAACTTCAAAAGCGAAACAGCGCCACGATCAATACAATCTCCTACACAAGCACCTAAAAAAGAAACAGCTAAGCCACAACCTAAAGCAGTAGAACTTAAAATCATCAAAGATGTGGTTAAAGGTTATGACCTACCTAAGCGTGGTAGTAACCCTAAAGGTATAGTTATACACAACGACGCAGGGAGCAAAGGGGCGACTGCTGAAGCATATCGTAACGGATTAGTAAATGCACCTTTATCAAGATTAGAAGCGGGCATTGCGCATAGTTACGTATCAGGCAACACAGTTTGGCAAGCCTTAGATGAATCACAAGTAGGTTGGCATACCGCTAATCAAATAGGTAATAAATATTATTACGGTATTGAAGTATGTCAATCAATGGGCGCAGATAACGCGACATTCTTAAAAAATGAACAGGCAACTTTCCAAGAATGCGCTAGATTGTTGAAAAAATGGAGATTACCAGCAAACAGAAATACAATCAGATTGCACAATGAATTTACTTCAACATCATGCCCTCATAGAAGTTCGGTTTTACACACTGGTTTTGACCCAGTAACTCGCGGTCTATTGCCAGAAGACAAGCGGTTGCAACTTAAAGACTACTTTATCAAGCAGATTAGGGCGTACATGGATGGTAAAATACCGGTTGCCACTGTCTCTAATGAGTCAAGCGCTTCAAGTAATACAGTTAAACCAGTTGCAAGTGCATGGAAACGTAATAAATATGGTACTTACTACATGGAAGAAAGTGCTAGATTCACAAACGGCAATCAACCAATCACAGTAAGAAAAGTGGGGCCATTCTTATCTTGTCCAGTGGGTTATCAGTTCCAACCTGGTGGGTATTGTGATTATACAGAAGTGATGTTACAAGATGGTCATGTTTGGGTAGGATATACATGGGAGGGGCAACGTTATTACTTGCCTATTAGAACATGGAATGGTTCTGCCCCACCTAATCAGATATTAGGTGACTTATGGGGAGAAATCAGTTAGAATGACATAGTCATGTCTGTTTAAGCAGGTGCGTTACATACCTGCTTTCTATTTACATTTAAAGATAAAATGTGCTATTATTTTACTAGAACTTTTTAACATTTCTCTCAAGATTTAAATGTAGATAACAGGCAGGTACTTCGGTACTTGCCTATTTTTTATGATATAATGTAATTACATTACCAGTAACCAATCTGGCTTAAAACCACATTTCCGGTAGCCAATCCGGCTATGCAGAGGACTTACTTGCGTAAAGCAGTAAGAAGCTGACTGCATATTTAAACCACCCATACTAGTTACTGGGTGGTTGTTTTTTATTTTAATGATTGACATATTAATAGTGGTTGGATTACTATTTAAATATAAACGACAACGCCCCCACCCTTTTTTAGGCAGACAAGTTCTGACGTGGGGGTATTTTTTGTGTTCGTTTATATGTTCGGTCTACCTCTTTTTGTGTAAGTTGTGTATTATATATGTAATTGTGCTAATTAATCGGAGGATAGATATGGTGAAAATATTAACAGAGATTACGAGTAGAGTCGGTAATGGTGTAACAACACCGTATTATGCAATGATAGACTCTTTGGCTGTAGTAGTTAAATCGATTAACAATAACGAAGGGTTTTATGCTTTATTCAATGAAGCAGTAGGTTATTTTATTGCAGAGAGGTTAGACTTTTCACATCCTGATTTTGGATTTGCACAGTATAAATCTGATTTAACGATAAATCGCATACCAAATGATTCGAGTTTCAATGACAAGGAAATATTTACATATACTGTTTTAGAAAATTCAGTTATACACATAGAAGGACCAGGTATGATTAATACAATTGATAATAAAGATATTATTGAATTGATAATATTTGATTCATTCATATCTAATACAGACAGAAATAAAGGTAACATATTAATTAAAATGCCTAAAAAAGGACAAAAAGCCAAGTTATTCCCTTTGGATTATACACATATTTTTCCAGGTGAATGCATTTGGTTTGATGTTTTAAAAAGAGGGAATCCATCGATAGAAAAAATGGTAGAAGATGTTTTTCAAACTGGAAACTATCAATTGTTATTAGAAAATAAAAGTTTTGACCCTATAGAGATACGAAAAATCGGCTATGAAATTAAGAAAAAATTAGTGAATATTGACATGGATGATATAATCAGTTCTATGCCTAATGAAATTAGTGTTGGTCATTCAAAACAAGATATTTACTTGTTGAAAAAGTTTATCGAAAGAAATATTAGTGAATTTGATGATATAATAGAAGAAATAACGAAACATTTAGTGAGGTGATGAAAAGTGTATAAAGTAAAGTATTCAAGTTTTAACTACTATCCAGATATTCTATTGATTTCTAATATTGCTGTAGGTGTTATTTTTCAAATAGAAGGTAATAATGGTTATTATGCAAATGAATTCAATCTAATGCAAAGAAAAAACAAACTTTTTAGTTTTGACGAAGAGCTTGACAAAGATTTTACAAAAATGTTTTTAAAATCGATAAGGGAAAACTTTCTTAATTTTAAAGGTGAAATAAAAGAATTCACTAGATTCTATGTAAATAATTTTAAATTTACTAATATACAAATTAGAAACTTTGATAGTCTAGATGAAGCTAAAGCATTTATAGAAGATACTACGAAATACATTTTGCATCCTACTCAAGAAGCTGGAAATAAAATGACTGAAGCAGAAAAGAGGGAATATATAAATAACTATTTACTTAAGACTTTTAGCACTGTGCAAAAATCTTATGTATTCAAAGGTGCCAAAAACCGAGATAAAATAACTGTTGATTTTATGGTTGAAGACCATACAGGAAAAAAAATAGGTTATAAAGTTATAAATAATTCTCCTCAAGCGCTATTTAACATTAGATCTTATGTAGCTCATGCATGGTTTAATAAAGAAAATCTCACATTTATTATGGATGATGATATGGAAAGCGAGCAAAGATACGTGAATAGTTTAACTAGAGAATTCAACAATGAAGCAGAGATAAACGCTATATTAAAAAAAGATTTAGTTACACAATAA